CAACGTAGAATTTTCTTTGTAAATGTTGGTGCTATTCCTCCAAACGAGGTAGAAAACTACATGCAAAGAATGATTAACAAGATGAAAAAGACTCCTCTTGTTGATCAAAAGACAGGTCAATATGACTTGAACTACAACGTTCAAAACATGCTAGAAGACTTCTTTATTCCAGTTCGTGGTAACGACGCTTCTACAAGAATTGAAAACGCTCCACCATTGGAGTATAATGGTATTGAAGATGTAAACTACTTGTTAAATAAATTATTTGCAGCGCTTAAAATCCCTAAAGCCTTCCTAGGATACGAGAAAGACTTGACTGGTAAAGCAACACTAGCTGCTGAAGATATTCGATTTGCACGCACCGTAGAAAGAATACAACGCATTGTACTAAGTGAGTTAACTAAGATAGCTTTAGTTCATTTATATGCAAATGGCTACACAGAAGAATCATTAACTAATTTTGAGTTAACATTAACAACTCCATCTATTATTTACGAGCAAGAACGTATTGCTTTAATGAAGGAGAAAGTTGACTTAGCAGCTCAAATGATGGAAAATAACTTAATGCCAACAGATTGGATTTATGATAAGTTGTTCCACTTTTCTGAAGATGAATTTGATGAATATAGAGATCAAATTGTTGAAGATAAAAAGAGAGCATTTAGAATTAAGCAAATTGAAGAAGAGGGTAATGATCCTGCTGAATCAGGTCAAGCTTATGGAACACCTCACCAAATCGCTTCAATGTATGGTGGATATGGTAATACAAACTTAGCCGGTAACGAAGTACCACAAGGATATGATGAAATTAATCCTAACGAACCAGTTAGAATGCCAGGTAGACCAAGTGAAAATCCTTCATTTATTAATACAGAAAAAGATCCATTAGGACCAGATAGAATTGGTAGAGATAGCTACAATATGGAGAAAAAGACTGGAGAGGATAAGTTAAAAGTTAAGTACCAAGGTAATTCACCACTTGCTTTAAAAGAAAGAACAAGAGCTGAATACTATAAAAACAAGCTAGTATTAGAACAAATGGGTAAAAGAAACGTGGATTTGTTCAAACAAAGTGACCTACTTAACGAAGACCAAATAAAGCGTGATTTACTCTAACCCACTGATATTTATTAGTAAGCATAAAATGTATGATTAAACATTCAAAGTACAAAAATACGGGTATTTTATTTGAATTACTTGTAAGACAAGCAACTTCAGATTTAATGTCTAAAAAAGACCCCCAAGCGGTCAAAATTATTAAGAAGTACTTTACAAACACGGAACTTAATAGAGAGTACAACCTGTATAATACAGTGTTAAACTCACCTAAACTTAACGAAACTAAGGCTGAAATTTTAATTACAACTATTATTGAGCAAGCTAAAAAGCTTGATAGAGAAAAATTGGGAAAAGAGAAATATAACTTAATAAAGGAAATTAAAAAACACTACGATATTGAAGATTTCTTTAAGACTAAAGTGGATACTTATAAGGTTTATGGAGCTGTTTTTACTTTAATTGAGTCTCAAATTAGTAAGGAGTACTCTGATACTAAGCAAATTATAACAAATAAACTTACTTTATTAGAGCATGTTACTAAAGAATCTTTGACAGAAAGAAAGGTAGCATCTAAAGTAGTAGAGGAGTTTATGAAAGAAGATAAAGAAATTAGAACTTTAGCCTATAAGATTCTAATTGAGAAGTTTAACGATAGATATTCAACTTTGTCAAACGAACAAAAAGATCTACTAAAAGAATATATTAACAATATTTCAGATACAGTTCAACTTAGAAGCTATCTTAATACTAAATTAACCGAAGTTAAATCGGAAATTAGTAGCTTAAAAGATGGTATTAACGACAAAGTAACTCAAATTAAGCTTACAGAAGTTCTTAATTTTATTAAACCAATTGGAGTTAAAGAAGCTGTTAAAGATGAAACATTGGTAGGTTTAATGCAATACTATCAATTAATTCAAGAGCTAAAAGCTACCAACTAATGAATAACCAATTTGCTACACAGCGTTTATTTGAAGAATTTGATGAGTTCGAATCTCTAAGAGACATGCTAAGAGAGTTAGGTGCTAGTGATGATATTGTTGAAGTATTAGTAAATGCAGTAGCAAAGGGACGTTTAGAGCCTTCTAAAGCTGTTGAAATTATTAAAGCAACTGCAATGCACGAAGATGGAATGGGTGGTGGTTCAACTACAGGTGGTGGTGTAACAAACGGTGCTACATTTACTCCAGGTAATGGTGAACAATATGCAATGGGTAGCAAAAAAATTAGCCGAAAAAAATTAGGAGAGGATGCCCCACGTCTTGCAGGTGGCAAAAAAGCAAATATAAGTACTTATACAGCTGATGGCTTTACTAAAGCACCTTCTGCTGAAGAAGCAGCTAAGAGTATTAAAGGTGTTGATGTTAAAGATTTGTGGGGTAAAAAAGCTTTAGAAGAAAATTATTCTAAGTTTCGTAATGAAACTAGAACGAGAGGTAAGTCTGAGCAATTTCACGAAGCCGTAAAGATTATAAATAAAAAATTAGATGAAGTAAATAAACTTTTAGAATTTACTGGTACTCTTAAAACTGAGTTATCTGAAAGTGAAGATACTTTTGAAGTTAAAACATACACAAAAAAGTCCATGGACAAGGTTCGTGGTAAGGTTATCGAAGCTTATCAAAAATTAAAACAGTTGTAAAATGGCTAAGGCTAAGTCAGCAGGTAACAGTCAAAAAGTTACATTTGGTAAAAGAAAATTAGGTTCTGCTCAAAAAAGTTTCAACAAACACAGTCCAAGACCCAAACAATATAGAGGTCAAGGCAGATAAAGATATTTATTAGTATGAAAAACATCCAAGCACAGTATACAGACCTTTTAGAAGGTAAAATGTCACAAGCAAATTTCTTACGCAACGTGCGTATGCAATTTCCTCAGTACGTATCTAATGTATCGTCTTTTGACGATTCAGTTAAGATATTAAAAGGAAAGCGTATTTTATCTGAGGCAAAAAAGCCTGAAGGTGTTTATGGCCACGATCCTAATGCAGAAGTGACTTTGTATCCTAATTTTGATACTGTAAACTACACTCAATTAATTAAAGGTATGAAGTTTGAGTTAGCTCAAATGGACGAGATTACAGATGCAAATATGCTTTTAGCTAAGAAGATGGCTTTGAAAAAATTAACTAAAGATCCAATGGCTTATAGAGAATTAGTAGTTGCAAATCAAAATGCAGTTACAGAAATGGATAAGACTTTAAAGATGAAAGAAGTTAAGAAAGGTGACCTAGTTGACAAAGCAAATGGCATGAAAGTAATTAAGAAAGATGCTCCTGCTGCTGCAAATAAATCAAAGAAATTTACCAATAAGGTAGAAAAAATAAAGCAAATGACTCAAACTCCTAAAAAAGCTAAGGGGATTGAGAAAGTAATGGAAGTTCCAGGCAAAGAAAAAGTTATTGCTTTAAAAGAAGCTATCTTAAGAGAATTTGAAAACAATGCACCTGTTGAGCACATTAGCAAAGGTGCAAGAGTAATGACTAGGGATAAAAAAAAAGTTGGGGTAGTAGATAAGATTGAGCACGATACAGCAACAATTAAGTTGGACGATGGTACAATGGAACACGTACAATTAAACGTATTGACTGCTAGAGATGTTCCACCAAAAGAGCAAAGTAAGTTAGAAAAAATGCCCGACGTAGGTGCAAGAGCTCAAAACTGGTTAAGCAATACAGTTAAAACTGACAAAGAAGGACCAGAGTCTGAATCAAAACCAAATAAACTTAAAAGTTTAAAAGAAAGATTAAAAAAAGCTTTAAAGAAAGAGGATTTATTTAAAAAAGGAAAATCAACTGTTACAGCAGCTACTCCAAACTCTCAATCAGTATTGAAACAACAAGGTTACACAGAAGTCCCTAATACAGGAGACATTAAAGCATTATAATGAGCAAACAAACTTTAATAGAGTATTTACCATTTAAACCGCTACCACAGCAGTTACACGAAGCTAGAATTAGTCCTAATAAGGCATTTTTAGTATCTGGTAAAATACAAGCAGCAGATATGCCCAATGCAAATAAGCGTATCTACGATTACGATACATTAAAGCAGCAAGTGCAATTGTATGCAGAAGGACCTGTAGCAGAAAAAAGAGCGTTGGGTGAGTTAGATCATCCAGAATCTTCTGTTATTAATTTAAAGAATGTATGCCATAACATTACAAGACTATGGTGGGATGGTAAAGAATTATATGGTGAGTTTGAAATTTTACCTACACCATCCGGGAACATATTAAAAGAACTTTTTTTAGCAGGAATTAACGTAGGAGTTTCATCAAGAGCTATGGGAACTGTTTCACCAATCGGTGAAGGTCTAGTGCAAGTTGGTGAAGACTTAGAGTTAATTTGTTGGGATTTTGTATCGACTCCAAGCACTTTTGGAGCATATGTAAAACCTGTAGGCGGATTGAACGAATCCATTGATTATCAAATAAAAACAGAGGGAAAGTACGAAAAAATTTCTAGATTAGTATCCGACATAATCTGCACTCAGAGTGGTGTATGTTGCATTAGATAAAAAATATTTTTCTAAAACCTTAGGTTTCAGTCTACTTTTGAGTATTTATTAAATATACCATCATCTAATATGGTATCGTAATTTATTTTTACTCTTATATTACCTCATTTAATAGGTAATCTCCGAAACAATTATTTAAGATGACAAATCAAGAATTGTACAAACAAGCAATTTTGGATGCAAAAGCTGTGCGTGAAACAGCTCTGGCTGCAGCTAGAGAAACATTAGCAGAAGCTTTTGAACCAAGATTAAAAGAAATGGTACGCTTGTCTTTATCTGAGGATGACATGGAGGAAGCTAAATCAACTACAGCACGTGACGACCACGATTAAAAAATGGGTCGTAGAGTTGCTAAAGATATGGAATACGATCAGAAAAAAGGTCGTATGAAAGAAGCTGACGAAATGGAAGAATCAACAGATATGGAAGAAGCTAAAATGCATGACATGGAAGAATCTATGGACATGGAAGAATCTATGGACATGGAAGAGTCTACACTAGATGAAATTCTAGCTGAATTAGACGCTTTATCAGAAGAAGACACCATGGAAGAAGGTCATGTAAAAGATGACGGCTACACTGGAACAAAGCAAAAAGGCCAATCTGGATACGATGAAAAAGCAAAAGTATCTAAAGGTGGAACTGGTTATCCAGAAAAAGCAAAAAGCTCTATTCACGAAGGTGAAGATGAAGATGCTGATATGGATGACGAAGCTGAAGAAGCTGGTGAAGATCTAACAAAGGATATGGAAGCTGGAATGCCTGAAGAAGGCGGCGACGAGCAAGAAGTTGTTGATATCACTGTGGGTGATCTAAAAGACATCATTCGTGATGTATTTATGTCATTACAAGGTGGTGGCGACGAAGCAGAGTTCGACGACGCTTCTTTAGATTTAGACAGTCCTGATCAAGCAATGGCTGACGACGAAATGATGGGTGCTGAAGATGATAAAGAAATCTCTTTAGAGGAAATCTTAGCTGAGTTAGAAGAAGAAGAAATGAAAATGGAAGAAGCGGCATCAGTGCCTGGTTCTATTCCATCTCACGCTTCTGACGTTAACAAAGTTGACGAAATGAAAAAAGATTTGCAAGAAGCTCATAAAGCTATTAAAGCAATGAAGCATGAATTAAACGAGGTTAACTTGTTAAATGCTAAATTACTTTATGTGAATAAGATCTTCAAAGCTAAGTCTCTAAATGAGTCACAAAAAGTAAGAGTTCTTAACGCATTTGATAGAGCAACAACTATTAAAGAAGCTGAGAATACTTATAAAACACTAAATGAATCAATTGGTGAAGCTTCTAAGAAGTCTTCATTAAAAGAATCTGTAGGTTTTGCATCAAAACCAATTGGCTCAGCTCCTGCTAGACCAATTGTTGAAGCTGACATTCACGTATCGAGATGGCAGCAACTTGCAGGCATTAAATAAAATAAAACAATAATAACAAGATGTCAAATTTAGTACAATCTTTATTAGAGAGCGCTAACCCATACACAAGTCAAATGGGTGTGACTCAAAAATTAGCTAAAAAATGGGCCAAGTCTGGTCTATTAGAAGGCTTAAAAGACTACGATCGTAACAACATGGCTATGATCTTAGAAAAC